GCCGCAAATCTGGTGGCCGGATCTCTGACAATTTGGTAGCTGCCGCTGACCGCGCCAAGAAGAACATCAACAGCAACACCGAGAGCCTTCTCAACATCCCCGACACTCATGTCGCCCAGGCGCTTGAGCTGGCCAACAAGTACCTGTGAGGACTGATCCATGACGACCACTAACAAGGGCCTGATACAACCCGCCAATGGCTCCTATGTGGATACATGGGATCAGCCGGTCAATAATGACTGGTCATACATTGATGCGGCCTTTGGCGGGGTAACGTCGCTCAATGCTACTGGGGTGTCGTCGGTGACATTGACGCTGACACAATACCAGCCAATGGCTATCGCCATCTCTGGTGCAATGTCCAACAATGTGACCTACACAATCCCCTCGGGTGTCGGTGGCAATTGGATTGTTCGGAATACCACCACTGACGCTACAGGCGGCCCTTGGATGGTCACGTTCGCATCTGGCGGTGGTGGCAGCACTGTCACAGTTATCCGGTCAGTGAACAGCAATATCTGGTCTGATGGTACGAATATGTACTTCTCAGATTCGCGCCCGGCAGCAGCCGCAGGCTCCAGTACGCAAGTTCAATACAATAGCAGCGGATTCCTTGGCGGATCAAGTAATTTTGTTTTTGACGGAACTAATGTTGGTATCGGTACATCCTCAGTTATTGGAGGGTCACGGTTAAACATATCTGGCGGCGGAATATCTATGCCATCTGGTTTTGGTGTTTTTTATAATCCGGGCGGTTCTGATGCTACTGGAACTAATTTATATGCAAATACCCAAATATTTTATTGCAATGGTGCAGAACGCATGCGTCTTGATGGAAGTGGAAATGTAGGAATTGGTACGACCTCAACGTCTGGCACCAGACTGAATACTAGTGTGTCAACAGCGGCAAATGCCATCACTGCTACACTAGCAACTGGCGCTCATGATTGTTCTGCCTATATCGCTACAACGGCGTCTGGTGTTTACAACTTTGATTTTTTTGGTGCGTATACGGCTTCTGGTGTTAAGTTCCGTATAGACGGTGCGGGAAATGTCTTCACTTATGGGGGATCTATTACTAGCGGTGATATATCAGCAGGTGCAATTGTTGCAAGTGCAACAGTCCATTCATTGTCTGGCGGTTTTCAATTCCCGGATAATACCGTACAAACAACGGCAGCTACTGGATATACCCCGCCAACCTCTTTGGGTGCTGTTGGGACATATGCACTTTTAACTTGGCTGGGATCTGGGTCGCCACATGGGGCTTATGTATATCCGGGGGATCAAATTTCTGGAGCAAATTTATATTATTCTTCAACAAGTGTGGAGATTGGTGGTGGAAGCCCCAGCGGAACTTGGCAATGCATGGGCTACGCTGACAACGGGAATAGCCCATCAGGGCTTCCAAATAATGCTACTTTATGGTTGCGAGTCTCTTAAAAAAAAGGCCCCAGCCTGACCGAACAGACTGGGGCAAGTAGTTTACGACGCCACACAACAGCTAGACCTACAAGACAGCCAGACACCGAGCCAGCCAGCTTATAAGCCAAACACTATTGTTTGACCTGTCTAGTTTCGCATAGTTCATCCTATTTTCAAATAGCCACACGGCCAAAAGTGATATTTTTTTCTGCTCGAATGTCCTGATTTCGCCAGCACCAAACTTCGCTACGGACATCAAAGCAGACCCAAACTAGATCGTGATCTGGCCCGTAGTCGATTAGGATATGGGCTAAGGCCTTCCCGTTGGGCGTCTCAACAGGCAATGGAGGATTAAGCTGGAGCATCATCATTCAGTTTCCTTATCTTGATTGTTACCTGGTTTAGATCTTTTTGAGGCACAAACCAAGCTGGTGGGCGTCCGTTTGGCTTATTCATGTATTTGTCTTGCATTGCATCAGATCCCTTCATCCAGCCTCTGACGCAGAAGGTAGGGGACATCCCGGTCACTAAAAAGTAAAAGTGATTTGGATTGTCTTTAGGCCGCACAATCAAGCCATAGTGATGCTTGGCTGTTGTCCTGACTTGGACATCCTTCCCAAGATCGGCATCCTTAAAGTTGTTGACGGTTGCAGAAAAATACCTATCCCGCACTTTAGCAACGCATAGCTCCCCTAGCGCACCTTCGATGTCCATAAACAAAAGGTTTGTAGTGGGGTCTAAGGTAGGATCTGGTTTTCGACCATCTTTTATTGATTCATGATGACGCAGGACGCCGACATTGGTTGCACTTAGGATCTCAGAAAGAGTAAGCGTTGTCCACGCCGCCATTTGCCTCATCCTTTCTGACAAGTTTATAATAGCATCTATCGGCATGTTCTTGGCAATACGATCGAACTTTCTTTCGCATGCCACAGAACAAGTAATCCGATGGCTTATCCCCCGCCACAACGAAGCGACATGACAGGGGAGTAAGCTCATCAAATTTAATTGGGGCCTGTCCGGTTGCGGATACCTCTTTGCACTCGAACATACCCGTCCCCTATTTTTCTGGCGCGGCAACTGGGACCGGCAGCAACGTCCCTGCAAAGGCAAGATAATTGATGCCATCCACGTAGTGATCCTTGTTGGCCCTATCCTCCCCTAGCCTAGCAAGCTTCAAAGCATGCAGGATAAGCGCAACGTCATGGGGGGTGATATGTAGCCCCGTAATAGCCGAAGCGATCACCGCAGCTCTATCCATGCACATTTTGATGTTGCCATAGCTAGCATTTCGCTGGCCAACAATCACCAAGGCATCGTTCATTATCTCTGAGTATTCCATTTTATCTCCGGGGGGTTACAAATGCTTGGCTTCTATTGGAGTCACGATCCTGATCGGGTTCCTGCTCAAAATATTCCTGAGCCTTTCCAATCCAAGCCGTGTTGATAATGATGTCGCCACGATCCTGCCACCAAACCTCACCATCTAGGTTCTTCCTACGGTAGAAGATCCGGAAGGTAATGAACTCTTGTTTGTTCAACAGGGCACAAAGTTCAGCTTGTGTAGCAACGGGATATTCCAACGTAAGCTGATGAATCTCCATGCCATTTGCGTTTGGCATGTTCATGGTGACTAAAAATCTCATGTGCTTTCACCTTCATTTCGCAGGACAACTGTTCCGTCCATACGTTTTTTCCATTTAGAGAATCTCCCGCCAGGGAGCGGTGTTTTGGATTTTGACGCCCCAATGTGGTTCTGGTGAATCCTCTTCACCTTTGCAATCAAGGGCATATCAACAGTGCTAGTATGAACCCGGTGACACTTGCGATGAGCAACGAGCCAATTACTTGCATCGTCCTTACCGCCAGCCTCAAGAGGTATTTCATGACTGACATCCCATTCCTGGCCGGGCGACACTTTCATGCTGCACATGTGGCAGATGCCTTCATGCCGCAAGAAAATGTCAGCCCTCATTTTGGCAGTGATCCGAATCCGTTTCATCAGTTTTTTAACGCTTGACTTGGGGCTTCTTCGTCCAAGTCATCCTCATCGTCATCTAAAACGTCCTCATAAAACATTTGCAGACTATTGACGATATTGTTCATGAACACCGCAGCCATTGCCTGCGCAGGGATCAGGCCCGGGTTATCAGATAGAATCATCTTTAGAAAGCAGTAGTTGATTGTCGCCATAGCTTCCGGTGGCGGGAAGTCCTTGAGCAGCTTTTCTATTTTTGCGGAAACCTTCATGATCTTATCTGCGATTTCTTGATTCTCGTCCATGTTATAACCTCATTTCTGCGCGTTTGGATGCCTCAAGTGATTGCCACTCACTGAATTTCATTCTGATGTACTCAAGCTGAACCTTCAGTAAGTTGGCTTTTTTACGTGCTTCGACGATAGAGATGACATGCTCATTCCAGTCCTTAGACCCCTTTGTGGTCATTTCGGCCCGGCTTACAGGCATGTCACCCAAAGCTAGCATGCAGCTTGAAAGATAGGCAGACTTTGTCTCTTCCAAGATGCTAGCGGCAGCATCAGCATCGACCCATTTTTTGGCAATCAGCCGGTACTGTTCAGATAGTGGTAGATTGCTATCCATTGGCTGACCCTCAAAATGGGATAGAATCTTCTTCAATGTCGGCAACATATGCCTTCTGGCTATTAGCCGCCGGGGCATCCTTGGCCCTCAGAGATCCGCTGATGTACTTGTCACCGTTCTTGTCCGTTCCGGTGAAGCCGTTGATCCAGTATTCTGTACCATTGATGATGGCATAACC